AAAGATACAAGCTGGCTCTTCTGTAATAGGCCAAGGACACAACCTAGTTAACTTCTTTAACAGAGATAGAAGCACCTTAGGTTCGTACACAACTAGGGCTGGTGGTACTATTAGCCTTCCAAGTAGTTTAGCTACAGAGGTTATTAAAGATAGGTTTTCAACTGTAGTAGCTATGTCAGGCAGAGGGTTTTACTCAGGTCTAAATAGGGGTAACCACGAAGAAAGTAATGTAGTTCTTTTCTCAAGGATCGTTGAAGGGGCTTCTTCAAGTATCTCTGTAGACTCAACAGGGCTAGGTGATTGTCACCAAAAGAATGACCCAACTTCAGAAGACTTCTCTGATTTGTTAGATGATGACGGAGGTGTAATTAGAATCCCTGAGGCTTATGGTATTCGTAAACTACACCAGTTTAATAACAGTGTCTTTGTCTTCGCTGAGAATGGTGTGTGGCAAATCAAAGGTGTAGACGACGTATTTAGAGCTACAGGTTTTGCAATTAACAAGATTTCATCTATAGGTATATTCAATAGAGAAACCTTTGTTTCTGCTGATGGTATTCCATTCTGGTGGAGTGACCAAGGTATACACACTCTTGGTTTTAATGACCAGACATTTCAAGCAGCTGAGAATAACATCAGTCTGAATACTATCCAGAAGTTTTTTGATAAGATCGACGCTACACAGAAAAGTAAATGCACAGGTGTTTTTGATCCTGTCAATAAAAGAATTTTTTGGATGTATCCTAGTGCATCTGAAGCTATTGAGGCTAAGTTAAATAACTTCCTAATCTTAGACATTGCTCTTCAGGCTTTTTACCCTTGGACTGTATCTGACGCTTCTGTAGACTCTCCTGAAATATTAGGTGCTTCTTACTACAAAGGTTTCTCGTCTGAAGTTCTAGCATTTAACATAGTTGACGGAGACGAAGACACAGTAGTTGATGCAAACGGGGATACTGTAATTAAATATGACAATAGTTTCGTAGCTACAGGAGAACCTGCACTAATTTTTCTTTGTAGAAACGCATCAAGCAATACTGTGTCTATGGCTTTTTTCTATAAGACAGACTTTAAGGACTGGGGTTCAGCTAATTACTCATCCTTTGCTGAGGCAGGCTATGAGTTTATGGGTGATCTTATGCTACGAAAGAACGCACCCTACATTCAAGTCTACTCCAGAGTAACTGAAACAGGTTGGACAGGTAATGAGACAAGTGGTTACGAACCAATCAGAGAAGGCTCCTTGTTGGTTTCTTCCTTCTGGGACTTCAGTAAGGCAGGTACACAGCAACAGCAAGCGTACAGACTTAAACCTATGCCTATTGTTGACCCCACTAACTTGACTGACTTTGGATATCCTGATACAGTGATAGATACCAGACTTAAAATTAGGGGCAGAGGTAAATCTATGCGTCTTAAGTTTGAGTCAGAAGAAGGTAAAGACTTTCACCTACTTGGATATGGAGTTTTAAGTGCCATCAACAGAAGGTTCTAAAGTAAGAGAAGCTACGCATGAGGATATCTTTGAGCTTCTAATGTTAGCCTATGAGTTTTCTAAAGAAGGCCCAGATCACTTCAAACCCTTCGAGAAAGATGTAGTTGAAGAAAGACTGACAGGTGCCATAGCTAACGAAGATTATCTTGTTCTCGTACTAGAAAACAATGAAGAAATACAAGGAGGTATCGTAAGTGTGTGCATGGCTCCTTGGATGATGAGTGAACCTTTTGCTGTTGAGTTAGCTTGGTTTGTTCGTAAGTCAGCTAGAGACGGCAGAGGAGCCATTAAACTAGTTAAAGCCTACGAAACTTGGGCTAAGTCTAAAGGTGTTACTAAAATAGGTATGAGTGACTTAACTAAGATTCAGAGTCTAGGTAAACTTTATGAAAGACTAGGTTATTCTCTTAGCGAGACTAGTTACATTAAGGAGATTTAATATGGCAGGGATAGCAACAATAGCCCTTGTAGGTTTATCCGTTGTAGGTACTGGCTTTAGTGTTGTACAGCAGCAAAAAGCAGCTAAGCAACAGAGAAAAGCTAGAAGAGCGCAACAGCGTCAACAAGAGGTTAGTGCTAGAAGAGACAGAATTAGAGCTGTACGCCAACAACAGATTGCTGCGTCACAAGCTAGGGCTTCTTCGGCTGGTCTAGGTGGCTTAGAGACTTCAGGGTTTAGAGGTGGTCAAACAGCACTACAGTCTAACCTTGGGGCGGGTCTTGGGTTCTCTACTGAGATGTCAGGCTTAAGTAGAAACATTAGTATGTTCCAACAGAAAGCTGCAAATGCTATGGGTCTAGCTAGAATGGGTCAGGCTTTTTCTGGTTTGGCTATGCAAGGGGCGTCTTTAAGTATGCAAATGGGTAGTCAACCTAATCAGGCTGAAATACCTAGGCTTGGTGGCGGCACACCAAACGACTACGGTGGTATTTACAATTTAGGTTACTAATTAGTAAAAACCTTTTGTAGTCTAGCTTTAAGGAATAACGTATGCCTGAGATTGATACCTTCGACGAACAGTCTGATCTAACTATTGACGAAAGATTCCCTTCTGTTGACCCTTATGAACCTGACTCTGTAAGAGCTAAGGACATTGTTGTAGCTACAGGTGAAGAAACAGACACGTTTGAAGCTAAACAAAAGTTCTCAGATATTAGTCAGCAAGCCTTTTCTGAGGTCTTTGCTAGAGGACAGCTTTTCAATAAGTCAGCAGAACAGTTAGTTCAAGAAGCACAAGACCTATCTAACAAACAAAGGGAGTTCAATGAAAACCCTGACTTTGTGATTGAACAGGCATTACCTCAGCGTGACCAAAACTGGGATGACCTACAGACTAGAGTAGCTGTCAACTATCAAATAGCTCAAGAAGTCTCATCTAATCTTATGGACCAAACTAAGGCGGAAGGTACGTCTTGGTTTACTTACGGGACTGACTTCTTAGGTAGATACATCTTCAGACAAATCCCTATAGGCACCTACGAAGACTTTACAGGAAGAACTGAAAGAAAAGGTAGGGAAATCCTATCTAAAGTCGTAGCTCTTCCTCCTAAGGAATTTAAAGTATGGATGCAAAACTACGCAGACGAAGTATCTAAAGAAGGCTTTCTAAGTGACAAGAATCTATTTGCTGCTTTAGCTCTCCAAGAGGAAGTAGGTAGCAAAGGGTTTGACCCTAACAAAGAACTAACTAGATTGTTAGCTGTCCTAGATATCCCTACTCCAGCGGCAATACTAAAGGCAGGTAAACTAGCATCTAAAGTTGGTTCTTCCATGAAGTCAACCACAGCTATTGGCAGAGTTACAGCCGTTGCAGGGGATGACGCAGGTCAAGCTGCTGCTGAGAGAACCCTAGCTAAGAGTGCTGACCCTGAAACATTAAGTAATTTAGGTGATGAAGCCACAGACTTGAATGCACCAACCACCCCTGTAAGACCAAGTAACACAGCCTTTGTACGGCGTATGAAGGAAAATGACATAATTCAAAAGATAGACCACGTTTGGAAACAAGGTGGTTTTGGTCGAGTTATGCCTAGGGAAAAGATTGCAGAAGTAGCCAAAGGAATTGCAGAAGATTACTCAGCAAAGATTAACCATGTCGTCCATTCAGGTGTTGACTTAGTAGACGAAGGCTTGGGTGTATATGTAGCTAGGTTTAAGCTAGGTAATCCTGACAGTGGTGCTGTGTTTGAACCTGTAGCTTACAGGGCAGGGTTAGACGGTAAAAGAGTTGATGTTGATCTAGCTGAAGAAGCCGGTACAGTAGGTGGCAGAGCCGTAGGGCCGGACGGTGTTAGAGTACCTGGAGCAACTAGGCTTAGTCAATTAGACGAAGTAGGTGAAGGTACTGAAGCAGCCTCTAAGGTAGAGACTAAGTACGAGCCACCTCAGGCAGTAATAGACATGGCTGAGAAAGTTGGCCCTAATGCTAAAGTGGTTCAGTTCGATCCTTCTGATGCCTCTAAGGGTTACCTAATTGAGGTTTCAGAACGTATAGACACATTAGGTCTTCCTGAGAAATTGTCTGACCAAATGTGGGAAGCAACCAATCTGTCTCTTGCTGGTAGGATTGTTAGAGATACAGTAGGCAAATTGTTTAACAACTCACTAACTACGTCTGCTGCTATAAGAGATAACGAAAGACTTACTGTCTTAGCTCAGCTAGGTCAAGGTGGTAGGGCCGCAATAAAAGAGATTGTAAGACCCTACGAAAAAGCTATTAAGGCTATTAACTCTGAAGCTGAGTACACACTTAGGGCTGTCTACACTAAACTAAGAGACGGAGCAGATGCTCACCTAAGAGTTAGATACACAGAGGCTGAGTTTAGACAAGAGTATAAAAACCTTCACCCTAGTAAGTTAGAGGCTACAGACAAAGAAGTTGAGGCATACAATGCTCTAGCTACTGTAGAAGAAGCTGATTACATTCTTAAAGCTACGAAAGAAATTCAAAGGTATGTAGCTAAAGGTTACACTACAGCCGTTGAAGTTGGGGAAGACGTTGCTGGGAAAGGTATCTTCGTACCAGCTAAAAGAATTAACCCATCCCAACTAGAAGCCGGAGCTATTGTCAGAACTGTTGAAGGTAAAATCTTTGGACCTATTGACGAAATCTTAGATGAAGTACCTGAAGACTTTCCTGTGTGGAAACTAGACAAACCACTAGGAACAGGTGAAAAATACATTATTCAACCTAAGAGTTCTCGTATGGTCAGCCCTTCAGATGTTATGGGCTACAACCCAGGTGGCTCAAGGCTTAATCCTTTTGCTAATTACTTTGTTGTTATAGGCGATGGAGAAGGGTCCAGACTTAAGTCTCTTATATCAGCTTTTTCTGAAGTAGACGGTAACAAAGCCCTAGACCAGATACGAACAATTATAAAAGCAATCGACTCAGGTGCTGATAACATTGATGACATCATTAAAGCCAACAGGGACTGGAACCCCGGTATCCAAAATAAGAATGACTTTGATGAGTACGCATTTAAAGTCGGTTGGACAAAAACTAAGGGTGAGGCCTTAACTGGGGAACTAGCTCTTAAGGGAAGAAACGACACTCTTGTTAAGGGTGACCTAGATAACCCAGATATTTGGGATAAAGCTAAGGTTACCGACTTCATTGAAAGTGACATGAGAAGAAACGACAAAGTTCTTCCTGAGTTTGGTGGCGGACTAGCCTACAATGAAGACCCTGTGTCCTCTGTGTTTTCTCAGTTTGGTAATTCAGCCTACACCTACAGTAACAGAGCCTACACTCAGAACGCTATGGTTGGGTGGGTTAAAGCTGTCCAAAACACTGAAGGACAGAAGACAGGTCAGTTCAACTGGCTAAAGCAAACTGAAGGTGTAAGCGAAACTGACTACGAAACTCTCTTCAGAACAGCAGAAGTAACAGGTACAGGTGCTTTTGCTAGACGTATGAGAGAGATGAGGAACATTACTCTTCGTAGACTAGACATGCAAGATGAAGCTGCTGATAGACTGAATAGGTGGGGGGATCAAGCCGCTGAGTATGTTTTCGACGGTAAGTTACCCTTTGGTGCGTTCAAAGGTAAAAAGATGGACTTAGGTGATCCAACTAATCTATTGCTTAAAGTTGGTTTTCAGTCTGCCTTTGGTTTTTTGAATGTCTCTCAGTTCTTTATGCAAGGGTTCCACGCTACAACTATTATGGCTATCTCCCCTGTACATGGGTTCAAAGGTGCAGCTATGACCTTTACTCAGAGAGGTTTGTTGTCAGCAGTTAAAGACCCAGCTACTTACAAAGAAGGTATCAAGAGGTTTGCTAAAGCTCACGATCTAACCGAAGAAACTGCTGAAGAATTGATGGAGTACATCAGAACCTCAGGTAGACATATTGTTGATGGTGACGCTATCGAAGCTGGTACAGGAATAGGCTTTGGAGTGTCCGGTTGGAGAGGGCAAGACCTAACGTACAGCGCCATGAAAGCTAGGACTAACGAGCTTAAGGACGCAGCAGGTAAAGTATTAGATGTAGGTCTTAAACCTTTTAATGCAGGTGAGCGTTTGTCTCGTCTTACAGCACTTAACACAGCTTTCTTGGAGTTTAAGAAGGCAAACCCTAACGTCTCAGCTATGTCAGATAGAGGAAGAAGTTGGATTACATCTAGGGAACAGACTTTAACTTTCAATATGACTACCGCAGATAAATCTATGGTTCAGTCAAGTCTTATGAAGGTTCCTACTCAGTGGTTGTCATACAGTATGAGATCAATGGAAGCTGTCTTTGTAGGCAGGGGTCTATCTGAAGTTGAAAGACTAAGACTATTCGGTATACTTGGACCTATGTACGGTCTTTCCGGCTTTGGCTTTGGCACTTCGGCTGACTACATAGGTGAGAAGCTAGAAATTGAACCTGACAGTAGTTTGTATGTAGGGCTTAAGTACGGCGTTATTGACGGTTTGTCTGACTATCTGCTTGGTGATGCTGGTGGTGCAGTAGGTGTTGGTCAGAGGCTTGCCCCTATTAATGCCTTCGTAGATACCTACAAAGCTATCGTAGAGGAAGGAACACTACAAACCCTAGGTGGTCCATCAGGTGAGATTACCTTTAACATCCTTAAAACTGCCTTTGAAGCTATGGATAACTTAGCTAACGGACATACTGTGTCTATGACTGAGGACGTAATTAAAGTTCTTCGTCAACCTTCTGGATTGAATAACATAGCTAAGGGTGTTGGTATCTTAAACAACGGCATCTACCGAAGTAAAAATGGTATAGCTATCCCAGGTGAGATGGACGTTCCTCAGGCTCTAATCTCCTTTTTAGGTTTTACTCCTTTACAGGTGCAAGAGTTTTACAGCAGAAAAGGCTCTATGTATAACAGTGACAAACTCCTTCGTACCTTCAGAAAAGAAGTTAACACAGACGCTGAAAATGCCTTCAGACTTATAGACGCAGGGGATAAAAGAGGTTTTGAATTGTTAAACGAAGTTAGCAGTAAGATAGCTTTGTCAGGTTTTGCTTGGAGGGATCAAGTATCTCTTCGTAGGTCAGCAATGAAAAGACTTGAGTCTCAGTGGCCTACAATGGCTAGAAAACTACTTAGACAAGATAGACTTTATGGGTTGCAAGCTACAGAATCAATAATTTTTCCTGAGGAGAATAACTAATGGCCGGTCCTTTTTATAACCCACAAGCAGGTATGGGTATCGAAGCAGCAAGTGCAAGTGCAGTAGAAAGCCCTGTAGCTCCTGTTAGAACCTCAGGTGCTGATGCAGTTACTGCTGGTTTGAACCTAGCTAGTCAGGGTGTGTCTCTGTACGGTCAGTACCAAAGGTCTCAAGGGAGGTCTGGAGGAACTAGAAGCGGTAGCCCTGACCCTAATGTGGCTGTATTTGCTGAAGAGATGAACAAAGTTGAACAGATTAGGTCAGAACAGGGTGACTTAGCTGGTAGGCTTGCTGAAAGGTCTGTAGCTAGTAACTTCGCAGCCGCTGGTGTTTCGTTTAAAGATACAGCATACAAGTCTGTGTATGAAAGTACTACTGGCAGGTCTTTTGATGTTTATGGCAGAGACGACGATGAGTACTTTAGACAGAAAGCACTAGAAACACCTGAAGTTCAAGCTGCTTTTATAGCTTCTAAGGCTATTCTTCCACCGGGGACATCAACAGAATCCGCAGTGGAATGGTCACTGAATGAGGTTTCTAAACGAGAAGCAGCAGCGTATGCCGTTAATAAGGCGCAGTCTGACGCTACCGTAGCTTGGCAATTAGGTGGTGATGAAGACTCAGGATCAAGTAGGGCATTTAGAGAAGTTAGGTCAGCCTTTATGGCGGGTACCCTTGGCGCACTAATGCAAAGGTACGAAAACGGTCAGGTAGTAACTCCAAAAGATATTGCAGATGCTAAGGTGGAATGGACATCCCTTTCGGCTGGTCCTTTGAGAAGACCCCCTAGTCTTTCAGGTGCTGCTGGTGATTCCCAATGGAAAGCATTCGAAGACGGCAACAAAAGTATCAATAATTTCTTTACAACGCTTGAGAGTGCTACGTCCAGTAAAACCCTTTTAGATACTCAAATCTCTATTCTAGCAGATGCTGTTAACAAAGCAGAGGGTATGACAGTATTAGAAAGACTAGTAGCTACTGCGGCGCTTCTACAGGGAGATTCAGCCGTTTATGATTCTTTAGTAGAAGGAAAGCTAGGAGACTTATACAAAAAACTTGGGGAGGTTAAAATACCGCCTACCGCTACTCCTGATGCTGTTAGGACTGATCCTCCTCCTGGTTCAGGAAGAAGACCTTACGAGGTTGATCCAGATGAACTAGCTAAATACCAAGGTATGACTGGCAAGGAAATATCTAACCAGATTGTAGCGACTGCTGGTCACGCTAAAGTATTCGACCCAAGTTCAATAGGCAACGCACAAAACCAAGCTACTTTTGGGAAGACTATGACGGGTATGATTGCTGCATTACAGTCAAGCAACCAAGGGGACTTTTTCTCCCCAGCTTACCTTAAAGAAAATGTAGTAAACCCTAAAATTCTTGCAACTTTGGAGGCTTACAAAAAGTCTGACCCAGATCAAGCTGACAAACTAAGGGGTGGTCTACAGCTAGGGTATCAGATGGAGAAAATGAGACAGCTTCAGAACCTAAGTAGCATCGAAACAGGAGACTTAGCTAAGTTTACTAGGTTCAATGAGCAAACAAATTCCTACGAATTAAATGTAGATGAATTTGGTGCTGGGTTTGGTAAAGACATTGTAGCGTTTAACGATGCACTAGGTGCTTACAACAATAACTTATCTGAGGCAGCTAAAGATGGGTTTAACAAATTCTATGAAGGTGGGGGTAGAGTATCCTTTGGTAGACTTTCAGGTGATGTAGGCAACCCACTAAATATCATAAGCTTTGCTAAGCTCGCAGGTTTAACCAGTGCAGTCAAAAGAAGGGATGCCATTGCTGCTCTAGACAAAGGTATCTCTAACCTAAACCCAGAACCAAGGGAGACTGAGCTAAACCTAGGACAGACTATGAGTCAAGCACCTTTCCCTCCTGCTGTTGAACAACCGGCAGACCAAGGTATAGACATTAGTCCTAGACCTACGGACGAAGGTATAGACATTAGTCCTAGACCTACGGACGAAGAGGATGGTCGTAGTCTTCTTCAACGTGGCTTGGATTTGATCTTTAGCCCTGCTGCTGCCGCTGAACTTACCCCTGAACTAAGAGCGCAGTTAGGAGCCATAAATAAAAGTTTGCCTCAAACCGCCATACCACCTCTTCCTGAGGCTGAGTTAGGGTCAACTGAGGCATTCAACCTTGTTCCACCCTTGTCTCAACCTAAGTCTACTTTAGCACCACCAATGGAAAAGGTATCAAGAGTAGTCGTAAAAGGTGAGTCACCCCTGGGGTACAGAGACTGGAACAGAGGTACGTCACCAAATGGTAAACCTTTGAGTAAGGCAGTTGCTGGCTTGCCAGTCGCTTATAACGATATCGTAGAGTTAACTCATGAAGAACACCTCGCCAGAAGTGGTCGTAAGATCAACGAAGACAACCCAGAAAGGTTGTTTGCCATTGGTAGGTATCAGATTATCCCTACAACTGCTATAGATGCTTTTAAGTTCTTGGGTTACTCTAAAAAGCAAAAGTATACACCTGAAGTTCAAGACAACATGTTTAAGTACCTTTTAATGGGTAAACGTAAACCACTTTATGACTACATTAAAGATGAAAAAGGGTCTGACAAAGACAAAGCTGTACTAGAAATGGCTAAAGAGTTTGCTAGTATTGGTGTTCCTTACGATGTGCAGGTAACTGTTACTAAAACAGATGCCAACAATAAGATTGTCAGAGATGCTAAGGGTGATCCTGTAAAGATTAAAGTTACAAGAAAGAAGGGTGATTCTTACTATGGTCAACCGGCTCCAACAACTCCTGAAGATATTAGTAAGCAACTAGACGCACTAAGAGAGTTGTACAAGAAAGACCCGGACGCTCTTGAACCTATGGGACCAAAACAAAAACAGGCCAGAGCAGCAAAGACAAGACTACCTCCTACTAGACCTGAGGATACTTTCGTAGGGGACATGAGAACAGCTATAAACATTAGCCCTAGACCTAAAAACTAAGGAGTAGATCATGGGTGGTTTACCATTAGAACTAATAACCATGCTAGGCTCAGGGTTGTTATCAGGAGTTATGACACTCTGGGGCCAAGCAGCTAAGTCCAAACAGGATGCGTTCAACAGGGCCATCGAAGGACTATCTGCACAGTCAGAAGCTACAGACCTAGCTAGGAGGTACGAGAACAAGGGGTTCCAAGTTACTCGTAGGATCATAGCTCTGTCAGCTGTAGGTGCTATCATAGTCTGGCCTAAGGTTGTAGCTGTCTTCTGGCCTGAGATACCTGTCACGGTAGGGTATACTGAGTGGCACCCAGGCTTCTTGTTCCTTACTGAGGGGACTGAGGAGACTACATGGCAGGCACTAACTGGGTTGGTCATCACACCCTTAGATACCCACCTACTTGGGGCTATCATAGGTATGTACTTTGGTGCATCTATGGTTAAGAACGCGAGGTAAAGATTATGGCTAAACAACTAGACAAATCTAAAATGAAGTGTAACAAACCTAAGCGTACCTCAGGTCATGCTACTAAGTCTCATGTAGTTAAGGCATGTGCTAACGGCAAAGAGAAGATCATTAGGTTTGGTCAACAAGGTGTATCAGGTGCAGGTAAAAGCCCTAAGTCAGCTAAGGACAAAGCCAGGAAGAAGTCCTTCAAAGCTAGACACGCTAAGAATATCAAGAAGGGTAAGATGTCTGCTGCGTACTGGGCTGACAAGGTGAAGTGGTAATGGCTAAAGCAACCCCAACTAATCCATCTCTGTGGTCTAGAGCTAAGACTGAGGCTAAAAAGAAGTTCAAAGTCTATCCTTCAGCGTATGCTAATGCTTGGGCCGCTAAGTGGTACAAAGGCAAAGGCGGAGGATGGAAGGGTGGTGACAATAAAGTTTCTAAGAAGGGAAAGAAGTAAATGGGTAAGGGTGTTAAACATTATTTAAGAGATGGCACAGAGTATAAAGGTAATATGCACAAGATGCCAAATGGTCAGATGCATTCAGGTAAGGCACACGGTAAAACTAGTAAACGTTTGTATCACCTTAAAGACCTGAGTGCTGCATCGAAAAAGAAAGCTAAGAAGTAATGGCTAAAGGAGGATTAGGTAAGTGGTTCTCTGAAGAGTGGACTGACGTAAAGACAGGTAAGCCATGCGGCAGGAAGTCAGCTAAAGGTAAATCCAAAAGACCCTACCCAGCATGTAGACCTAAGAGTGTTGCTTCTAAAATTACTAAGAAGGAAGCATCTAAGAAGACCGGACCTAAGAAGGTTAAGTGGTCAACAACAGCAAGTGGAAAGAAAAGGAAATAAATATGCCGTATTCCAAAGCTAAGGGTGCAATGCCCTACAAGAACGCTACCAAGAAAAAGGTAGAAGACAAGAAGAAAAAGAAGAAGAAACCTATGAAGAAGAAAATGAAGTAGGTAAAACTAAGGGGAGAGCCATTGGATTGGTCCTCCCCTTTTTCTTTTTTAGGTAGCCTCTAAGGTTTAATCCTGCTCGAAGGAGTACTTATGTAACGTCTCAGGTTGAACGAACTCAACTATATCTGGGAACACCTTAGCTATCTCAAAGGCACATGCCCTAGCTAATCGCCTGTGTTCCTTCTGAGTTGACTCATGGGTTCTCAGTTCGATGTAGTGAATCCATGACCTAAGACTTGCATTGGCAAACAGTCTAGTTCTAGTCAAACCCTCAGGGAGTAATGATCTAGCCTGCTCTTTAGCTATACCCTTCTTTAAGGCTTGGTCGTACAAGCTGAAGCACTGGTCAATGACTTTATCCTGAGATGCCTTCCACCAGATTTCAATAGCTGCATCTGTATTAGGCAAGGAGTTCTGTCTGTTGACTGTATCCTGTAGCCTAGTCTCCCTTCTGTCTGCGTTAGTCTCAGTAGCTGCGTACCTCTGAGAGAACTCCTGGAACCCAGTGAAGGATTTATGTCTGAGTAGTTGTCTAGCTATATCCCTCGTAGTAGTTATGTCTAGACAAACACTGACCATCTCGAAGGGGGACCAGTGCTTGTGGTTAATCAGGTAGTGAATTAGCTTTGAGTTCTTAAGCCCTGAGATTTGAGACGTAGGGTTAGACACTCTAGCATAGTAAGCAATCAAGTCAGTGAAGTTATCACCTACACTAATTCCTTTGGTTGCCTTTGTGTAACCAGCTAGATTAACTTCACATGTCATTGGTCTACTCCTTTAGAGTTAGTAGTTTGGCGTCCCCGGTAGGATTCGAACCTACGACCCACAGCTTAGAAGGCTGTTGCTCTATCCTGCTGAGCTACGGAGACTAATCATCGAGCAGTTTGCTTAAGACAGACTCATAGGTCTTCGGCTTTTGCTCACTCTTTGTTGGTTTGGATGACCAGATAGTAAACTTAAAGTGACTACCAAAGCCATCTATAACCTCCTTAGGGTAGCCGTTGTCAGCCAACCACTTCATAGTGTCACCAAGGATATTCTCTTGGGAGATAGGCTTAGGGAAACCCCACTTGTAACCTTGCAGAGGGTCAATGTAGTAGGAAGATTTCTTATCCTTCTCTTTGTTAGTTTTCTTTTCCTTAGTCTCTTCTGCTCTTTCAGCTAGAACTTTTTCGAACCCTTTCTCAGTCATGTAGTAAGAGGAGAGAATAGTCGCAATTGCATCCTTAACCCTCAGGTCTTCAGCGTACTCGCTAAGAGTGAAGTAGTCCTTGATGAGGGTCTCGACTACAATCTTATCCTTCTGGTCCTCAGAGATGTCGATACTTAAGCTAATCATTTGGTTTCTCCTTTTGCTACTTCAAGCTGGAGGTAACTAAGATACCACTTAGCCTTCTCCAAGTCTTGCGAAGCCTTACCTTTGTACCTCCAACGATGGAGATACTTTTTTGTGTTCCCTTCGAGGTAACCAAGGAAGGCTTGCTCAGGTAAGTTGTCTTTGAGGTATTCGATACACTCAATCTCACCTGTGTTGTAGTGTGGAGGTTTGTTGACAACATCGACCACACTGTCACCCCTTAGTTCAGTTGAGTCTGGGTACTCGTCCCACATCTTAGACCCCACAACTTCCTCCTGATCCTGAGATGTCACAGATATCGTGTGTCTCAACATGTTCGTCAAACTCCTCACCAAGTTTCTCAACGGCTTCAGTGTATGGCACAGATGTTAGCGGCTGTCCACCCCTACTACCGTCAGGATAGCAAGTAAATCCTCTCAGCCTACCTGCATACTTAGCTAGGGTCTTAGAAAACTCAGGCACTGTGTCTTCGTTGTTGAGCTTACTACCCCAAGCAGGAAGGTTAATTGTTGAGGAGATACTCATATCAACGTAGTCCTGAACGTCAGCTTGGAAGCTCATACGACGTTCGTAGTCAGAAGCTAAGTCAAGGGCTGACTCAACACTCTCAGGCTTGGCTCCGTACAGGTCAATGAGTTCCTGTGCAGCTGAGTCAACAACGTACTGATAGACCCAACGGTTAGTTCCTTTGAGGTATCTACGCTTGTAGGCTACAGCAAAGATAGGCTCTACGCCGGTCGATGTGCCAGCAAGAATACCAATACTACCAGTTGGAGCAATAGCCCTGTTAGCCACGGGAGTAGATACAGATAGCTCCTCAGCAAATGCCTTAGATACTTTGTCACTGACTCCCTTGTATACTGACAACCACGAATGAAGCTCCTGAGTAACCTCATACTTGTAGTTTCTCTTGATGAGCCATTCGTGTACTCCCATAAAACCAAGGCCCAGTCGTCTGTTTTTTTCCCGTGTTTCATGTACCTTCTCATATGGTAGGTGGGCTTTGAGTGTACCACAGATGAGGAACTTAGTGGATAGTTCAACTAGGTCAGACAACTCAGATAGGCTTTCGATCCTACCAAAGTTAAGGGAACCTAAGTTACATACATCACTGTCATCTTCTGAGGTAACTTCAGTGCAGGCGTTCCGTAGGGTTTCGTTTTCCTTGTCGAAGAAGTTGAAGCTAAACCCAGGCTCAGCAGTCTTCATTGCCTGTAGTACGTTCTCCTCAAAGACCTTACCTACTTGCCCTGTTTCGTAGTAGTTCAGCAGCCACTCAGTATCGTAGTTGACACTAATGTTGGTCATGTCCATAGGTGCAGGGAAGTTGAAGTCATCCTGCTTAATATCCCACAGAGACTTACCTGTGCTACCTACTGGCATACTAGCCCAGTCTTTAGAGCTTAGGAAGTTACCTATGTCTTGGTGTTTCCAGTTGAGGGACGCATAGATAGCTGACCTGCGGCTACCACCTTGCATGACCCTACGGCCAATCTCGTTAATCATTTGCATCTTAGGGATAGGACCAGAAGCCTGTCCCCCTGTACGCTGGATGGGTGCGCCTTCATGTCGGTACACACTATAGTCTACACCAATACCTCCACCTGTCATAAGGCATGACTCAGCCTTCCAGCTTAGGTTAGCCCAGTCCTGTCTGCTGTCTTCTTCTGCCTTAAGTAGGTAACAGTTATTGAAGAACTTATTCTGTCTCCCTGCGTAGTACAGATACCTACCACCGGGGATGAACTTCATGTCAGTGATAGCCTTAGCTAGGTCAGTGCATTCATCCCCAGTCATTAGGTCACCACATACGTCATCCACTAGGGTCTTAGCTAGGGCTTCCCAAGTCTCGCAGCCTTCATGCCGGTACTTGTGATTGAAGATGTCCTCGCTGAACTTTGACCTGAACATTGGGTTTAGGTTTGACTTGTACGACATGCTCATTTGTTTTTCTTTCCTTTGTTAGTTCATGTTTCTCAAGATAGTTTAAAGCCCTCATAAGACCTTCAATGTTGACACCTAGTATTACGATACCCGTATTACATTTACCACAAAGCAAGCCCCTTATTAGCCCAGTATCGTGATCGTGGTCAACAGCTAAATTCATAGTTAACTCATTTTGGTGGATGCCGCAGCAAGCACACTTACCTTTTTGCTCAGTAAGTATAAGGTTGTACTCATGTAACCCTATGCCAAAATTTCTTTTTAATTCGCTCTCCCTCTTCTTATCCTTATTCTTTTCTCGGTAGGCTTTGTGCTTGACGTTAAGCTTCTCCTTATTATTTTCATAGTAAGCTCTGGCATAGGCTCTGATCTTCTCCTTGTTCTTTTCATTGTAGGCTTTGTTGTTGGCTTTCTTCCTCTCCTTGTTCTTTTCACTGTAGGCTCTTTGCCTGGCGTTAATCTTCTCCCTATTCTTTTCATTGTAGGCTTTTTCGTAGGCTTTAATCTCCTCTTTATTCTTTTCTCTGTAGGCTTTTCTGTAGGCTTTTGCATCCTCAGGATCAGCAAAAGGCATTTAGTTATCCTCCTCTTCGTTTAGGTAATCGTTGTCACTGAAGTAATCCTCCAAGTCGATCAACCCTTCAAAGATTAGGAGCCTAACGATTGCTTCTTCTTCGATATCAGATATCTCTGTTATGTCTTCTAAACTGTAGCTTAAACTAAGTACTCTAGCAAGCTCAGCTATGTCATGTCTCATCCTCTTCGTCCTCAATAGTTTTCATAAGGTCGTCAGGGTCCAAACAAATAAGGTCCAAAGGTTCAATGTGCTTTGTAAAGTATGTGACAGGTTCGAGTGCATCATCATACGTTTCGTAGTGAACCTCAACATCTGCAATGGTGGCAGTTGAATCCTCAATTCTACAAAGGTTTAGATACCCACCTTCTTCTTTGTCAGGATTTACATATGGGCCGTCTACAACCCAGTGAATTAAGAGATGCTTCATTAGTTTCTTCCTTTAGCCAAGCTGTTGGTATGAGTTTGTCATCGAACTTAAAGTCGTTCTTGATACACCAATCAGCGTAGGTAGACTTACTACCCTTGTACAGCTTAGCCTTACTGTTGCTGAAGACGAATCTAATGTCTATCTCAGGGTGCTGCTTCTTAATCTGAAGATGCTTCCTCCTGTCTGCTGACACAAACCTACCTTTGGTTTCAATTACGATACCATTAGGAAGTATGAAGTCAGGAAGATACTTATGTGAGATAACCCACTCTATCCTCACTGACTCATACTGGTAGTCGATCTTCTTGTTACTCAGGAAGGACGCATTGTCAGCCTCAAGACCTGACCTAAACTTACCTAGACTTTTCTTGTTGGTAGATTTACGTCTTCTCTTAGGTCTAAAATTGTAGGTCATTAGGAAGATACTCAGGAACTCTAGGCTCTTGTTCCACTTTGACTAAGTGCTGAAGACCTGAAGAGTACACAAATGACCTAAGCTCAGGCCAGCATATCTTCTTGAACTCGCAGTAGTTACAGGTAGAACACAGCTTCAGGTTAGCACTGTCTTTGTACTGAGGTACAGGATCAAGGCGACCTGGAGGGGATGTATCAGCCACCATAGCTTTGATGTCCTCAATCTCCTTAGGCTTGTTCTCAATGTCCTTACTGAAGTCATGTATGTCTAACAGGATTTCACCTGAGACTTTATCAACGACTAGGAAGGCACCCTTAGTTTTGTCTGTAACTTCTGGGTCATCCTTAGCTGCTGCTACATAGGAAGAAAGCTGAGAGATATAACCAAAGCTATCTTGCTCCCTTAGATGTCCCTTCTTAAACTTCTGGAAGGAAAAGGGAGAAGCTGACTTAACGTCGATAGTCATACCATCTATGACAGCATCCCTATGTCCCCTAATCCCGTACAGCTCCATCTTGCTTTGCTCACCTGTTACAGTGTGTCCAGCAGCCTTAGCTAAGTTAAGGATTAGAGATTCAATTATGTCACCAAAGAAGAACTTAAGTAGGTCACTACCTTTGTTGCCGGTGGCTTCCCTTGGTTCGTTAATCTTGTACCAAAGTTTCCTCTTACATGGTGCGCCAATACCTGACATAGACAACCTAGAACGGTAAGCCTCAGGTTTAGAAAACCTAGAGTTAGAAAGGTCAGCTATCTCCTTGCCTAGCATACTAGCAATGTAACTATGCCAACCACCTTTGCCTTTTACAACTGAGTAGATATCACCGACTAAAGTTGTTATTTCCTTCTGAGTCATAACTGGCCTCCTCATCACTGTATGTTTCTAGAAGAGGCCCTTCATCTAAAGCTGAGAAGTGTTCCTCTAGTTTTCTGAAGAGACGGTCAAAAGAAATGTCATAGTCTCTAATGATCTTGTCTAGTTTAGCTGCCGAAAAAGTCTCACCCAAACCATCAGCCAATTCACTTAGGTCTTCTAGTTCAGATATTACGTTCCAACAATCTTCAAATTCCGTTAGCAGTTTTACATAGTCTGTCATCTAACTATCTTTCTGTTACAAGTTAGACCCAAGGTGTAGGCTTGAGCCTAGTTTTAGTTACCTCCTACACAGGTCAGACACCCTAGAAACTAATGCCTGAACTAGAACCACCTTCAGCGTTGTAAGACACTAAGTCTACCACACCTACGGCTTCCAGTGTGATGCTCTCGTACATGGAGTTATCTCCCTTGTACACATGGTACTTAATCTTAGCCTTAGTACCATTACCGATTAGACCATCATCTTGGGGGTTCCAAGGTTTAATGTACTGACCAATGTTTTCGCTTTCCTCAGCTTTCATTCTGATCTCAGCAGCCTTGTGGTCAAATACAAGAGGTTGAGGAACCCAGCCCTCCCAATTAACCTTAGTGTGTGGGCGTTTGAACTTAATCTCATAAGAGCCATTGCCCAAGTCTTTAATCCGACTAGCTGGAACCTTAGTGTCCAACAGCTTCTGCTTCTGCTCCTCTGAGAACGTAGCTACACAGGAGTACTCACCCTCAGGTTTGTACTTAGTGTCCTTATTGAACTCAAAGAGTTTGGCCCATGAGATTTCAGCTTCAATGATACCAGGGTTGTTAATCTTACCCATTTGTAGGGTCTCCTTTTGTGGGTTTTAGTTAGGGTTGGAAGTCTTATCATGTTTGTTTGTTTGTGTCAAGTGGTTCAGTGAGTTTCTCCCCAGTTTCTTCCGATGTCGCTGCTTCCTGCGAGCGGACAGAAGACTTTGAGTTTATCTCCTGTTGTTTCAATCGAAAGTCTTTGAACAAGTCCAACTGTTTCGGCTGTTTGTTTGTCACCTCTTACCTCCGTTTGCCATTCATCGTGAGGCCATGTCACTAGCTTGTAGTCTATGCCTCTGTCATCTAGCTGCTTAGTCCAAAGCAGTGCTGAGTGTTTCATCACAACTGCCTCACCATTCTGTAGCATACCAGCTAGGGTCTTATGCTGAGATGGTGTCTTAACTTTCCTTCCGTCTAGTCCAATGAAGTATCCTTTGGCTGCGGCCTTAGGGACAAGTTCATTCTTAAGTTCAGCTAAGCCTGAGATAGACTGAGTGAAGTTCTCAACTGCCTGTCCAGCTTCTCTGGTATTGACCTTAAGTATCTCAGCTATCTTACCTACGCCTGCCCCAAGGAGGAACGCATAGATGAAGGTCTTAGCCATGTCTCTAGTTATGTGGCTCATGCCTAAGGCTTTGCGGTTTACGTTGTGGATGTCAGTTTCGTCCTCCTTCTTACCTGATACGATAGCCTCAACATACTCCTCTGAGTTCATTAGATGAGCAAGAACCCTGAGTTGGATGCCCTCAGCATCAGTACCAACAAGATAACAATCACTAGGCACCCTAAAAAGGGATCGTAGTCTGCCATCGTATGTGTCCTTCACTTGGTCAACAACTGACTTAGGTTCCCCGTGGAACATAGCCGGGATGTTGGCTTGGTTGGGGGCTGAGTGAGCCATACGTCCAGTCCATGCACCTATGTGTTGGAACCTTCCGTGTATCCTGCCGTCATTAGTTCTAGCCTCGCAGCCTATCCACTCTTCTAAGGAAGACCTACGTCCTTCCAGAGTAAGCCACTCAGCAAGCCCCTTAGCCCCCTCAGGAGCGGTACTAGGTAGGGTAGCTAAGTTGGTTTCGTTACACATCCAACCGTACCTTCTGAACCTTTCTTCCTTCTCAGGTATGTCTTGTCCATCCCTAAGGTACAAGATGTGTCCTTTGGTTTTGTCAGTAGGTTCCCAACCAGCTTCCCAAAGACGTTCTATTCTGTCTTTCGGACTACCCGGCTTAAACCTGACCCAATCGTAACAAAGAAGTTTCTCATCCTTAACCTCAGTTTTAGGATAGCTACCTCTAGCCTTAAGCACAGAAGCGACAGACGTACCATCTTTCTTTCTCCTATCTTTTAGTTCGTTGACTACCTCAAGTTTAGGTGGGAAGTCTACTTGAAACCTAGCTTCAAGGTTAGCCATACGAGATTGAACTTCAGACAGACACACTAAGGCTTCTTCCTTGTTGAAGTCGAAACCATTTTCGTGCATCTTCTGACACAGCCTTTGGATACTGTGTTCTGTACCTAAGCCTGGAGCATTCAACTCAGGCAGGAACTTCTTGTAGAGCCTAACGGTTATGTCTACGTCATTCCTACAGTAGTCTAGCATCTCATGGCTTAGGTCTGAGAAGTCTTTGAAGTTGCCTTTGTGTAACCCCAACCTCCTGCCCCAGTACTCTAAGCTGTGCCTACCTTTGACACCTTTGAGCGGTTCGTTCTCGTAGTTCAAGAACCTACTGACTACCAGAGTGTCTAGCACTTTATCCTCAGGTATGACAGGACCAAGCAGTTTGTTGACTACAGGAACATCGAACTGAATGCCGTTGTGGAATACGAAACGATCCACAGTTGCACAATAGTCGGTGAACCTTTGCTTTTCAGCTTCTGACTTGTCAACGTAGGTGAATTGATCCTGCTCACCTGTGCTAACGTCCTCAGTGCAGATGCACCAAATACAGGTGGCGTTTAGGTCGTCTGTTTCTATGTCCATAGCTACGACCTTAGTCATATTCTTAAGCCTCAAAGGATGAAGGGTGTGTCTCAGACAGAGTAAAGCTATCTGGATCGAATAGCAACTGACCTCCGAAACCTGTAGTGCCTGCCGGTCGGTTCTTAATGACAGTCAGGGTGGTTGTGTTGCGCTCAGTGTCTGACTCAGCGAACTTATCCCTAGACAGTTTGACAACCACTGAGGCTCTCTTACCGATCATACGACAGTCTCTAATCTGACCTTCGTCATTCTCATGGGCAATCGTTATGATCCCTACGTTCAGTTCGGTAGCCAGCCTAGCTAACTTAGTTGATAACTCAGACAGGAACTGTTCAAGCGTACCATCACCGTGCTTGGAATAACCTAAGTCTTGGATAGGTTCAAAGAAGATGTACTTACATTCACAGGCTGTAGCAAAGAACCTAATCCTGTCCAGCAGCTCCATAGGATCATCGTCTACACCCATAGTGAACTGGTATAGCATCCCATTCTTAGTTAGTGACGTAATGCTGCCCTCTACCTCCTTGTCCATAGCGTGAGCCTCAACTAAGTCCTTCCTAGTTAGGTTCAAACCTAAGTCGTAGGATACTAAGCCTAATAGGGACCGACGCTTGCTCTCTTCGTTGTGCCAGATAGCGATAGGTACATCTGCGTGGTTCAGTAGGATGTTGTACTCTAAGAACCGCATGAACTCCGTCTTACCTATGCCCTCAGGTGCCTGAAAGATAGTGAAGTGACCCTGCATTAGCCCCAAGATGGTCTGATCCAAAGCCTCAATGCCTGTAGGTAGGTACTTACTGTCTTCCCCTTCGTTGTAGATACTAAGGAACTGGTCGGTGGTATTAAATACGTTCTCAGGTGTGTACTTGTTGGCGTTCCACCAAGCGTTCCTGTAGTCGTACTCAGCTCCGTCCTGTAGGAACTCATTGGCGTCCTTGTACTTGTCATGTGACACACGATAGATACGGTTAGGGAATAAGGCACACAGCTTAGCTGCTACTGCATCACTCTTACCGTCACTGTCGAAAGACACATAGATTTTATCGAAGGATGCCAACCAATCCTTACACTTCTCAAACAACCTACGACTTGGGTTAGCTGAAGGGAGTGACACAACTGGGTACTTAGAACCTAGCATCTGGAAGGCTGACATAGCATCAACCTCACCTTCAGTTATCGTGCAAGCCTTAGCTGATCCTGCGTTGAACTTATCCATCCCGAATAGTTCGTCTGACTTGAAACCTCTGTCAGCCTTAAAGAATTTAGGTAGTGTCCTAATCTTCCTACCTCCACCGGGGTAAGGATAGAACTGTTCGACACTGACACCCTCAGAATTAACTGAAGTCTCCACCTCGTATGTCTTCATGGTAGCCTCAGTGATACCTCTGTCAGCCTTGTAAGCCTTAGTGGTATTGATGCTGAAGACGTTTGCTTGTTGTTGCATGTAGTCAGTCCCTTCAGTTGGCTGTTGTTTACGAAAGATGCTTTGAGTATCCTTCGTTTTGTATTTCGTAGGGTATTCTACAAGGAAGTGATCCTCATATTCAACCCCTTTCTTTGGGTAACCATTACTACAGGAGTGACAATTCCCTATCCCCTTTTCTGTGTGAAAGCTGAAGGCATCACTTGACCCACAACCTGGGTAAGGACATGGCTTGTGAATTAGCTGAGGCATTGTAAGTTCCTTCCTTAGGATATCCTTAGTATATAACTATCATATGTTATATAGTAGTTATATTACTTAGGATATCCTTAGTATGGTTAAGAGAGTGGGGTCTTGGTCAACCTCTGTCAAGGGTTAGAAGTGAAATAAATCTGTGGATAACCACAATGATTAAATCAAATCTAATTAGACAGGCTAGGAATACAACTGTAGATAGTAGATCAGTATTCATAGTTGACCTGCATCTACCCATTGGTTCCTAGTTGCATGGAGGTAGGTAATCTTAGCTGCGCTTGCCAGCATAGCCCACTCCCAATACTTAAGTTCGAACTCCTTCTTGTTCTGCATGAGGTGGTCTCTGTAGTTAAACCAATTCTGAAGGTCTGCCTCTACCTCCTTGAGACTGTTATATTCTTTGGGCATTAGGATGTACCTCCTGTAGAGCCTAAGCCTCCTGTGCCTCTATCTGTGTCATCAGTATCGAAGGTATCTACAATGTTAAGGCTAGTCCTCTCTACTTTGTGGAATACCATCTGCGCTATCCTGTCCCCAGGTTTGACACTAAAAGGTGAGCGACTTAAGTTATGCATGATAACCTTAATCTCTCCCCTGTAGTCAGCATCTAAGATACCTGGGGCGTTGCTTACGAAGACACCTTTCTTAGCGGCTAAGCCTGACCTGCTACAGACCATAGCACACATGTCTTCTGGCATCCTCATTTGGAAACCACAGCCTACTACTCCTGTCTCGTTAGGGAACAGCACAAGAGACTGGCTAGCATACAGGTCATAGCCAGCAGCCTGAGATGATCCTTTGGTTGGCACCTTAGAATGCTTATGCATTAGGTGTACTTGAATACCTTGGTATAGATCAGTCATTGGGGTTGTCCTGTAGGGGTCTGTAGATTGTGTCTTTGTTCATGGCTAAGGTTCTGTCCACCTGCTTCGTTGTTAGGAGTTGGTATGAACCTTCGATAGCCCATAGGTTCTCAGCTATCCAATTGTCCCTATGCCCCTTAGATTGGAACTTGTAGACTACATCCTTGTCTAAGCCTTTGACTAAGACAAACCTAGCTTTTCTGGGTTGGTTCATCGGTTCATCCTTCCGTTCACTCTGTTAGCTAACTTGTCTAAGGTATCCCCCGGCAGCCCTTTGGTCCACCATGTGTACCCACCTTGCGTAGGGTAGGTGACTGCAATAGACCAAGCGTCGTCCTCCTGATCCCTCGTAATGGACATGTCTCCACCTTTCTTCTGGATTAGATATGCTAGGGTTTCTACTGATTTACCCACTGGATTTAACTCCTCTTCCTGTTGCTTGACCCTTTCGGATTAGGCCTGTGATAGTCCTGTTGACGTTAGGATAGTGTAGCATCCAATGGCACTCATTGTCGATGACATCAAAGCTGAATTGCCTGCCTGCCTTGTAGTTATTTTCGTAGAACCCTTCAGCTACCTTATCTAGTGGCTTGTCTGCATCGTCTAGGAAGTTATGGCTGTGGCTCAGCTTTCCTAGGTAGTTGTGTTTCTTTTTACCTTTCTTCTTGTCGGGTCTGTTTATAAAGACTGCCCAAGACCGTTGCTTAGGTCTGATCCAGTCACTACCTTGCAGGTGAGACACAATGTTCTGGAAGTTTGGCATTAGTCCGCAGCCTCCCGTAGGTTTATCCTTAGATTGTCAGCATCGTCTGCGAACAGGGTCAGAGTGAAGGTTAGCCCTTCGGTTGTCTTTATCTGTATGTCCCTCCACGTTGCACACTTCTCTGAACTTACGGATTTAAGTTTGATGGATGACACACCGTGGATGCTCATGCTGCTTATGCTCATAGTCTTACACTCCTTCTTCTGGGTCTACTTCGTTCAAACCTGTGCCGTCACAGTCATAGCATTCAACTATGCGGCTCTTGATGTAACCACCATGGCTCCAGTCAGATACAGGCGTTTCTACCTCTACCTCACCTGAGCCATAGCACTCAGCACATTCACTCTGTCTCATTACCCGCACCTTTCTCTTTCTCTTTCCTTAGTGTCTCTTCGTACCACGTTGGCAGTTGGATTAGAAGATGCGTCCATGCGGCGGCCAATGCTATAGCACCTGCGAAGAATGCTATGCATATGACCCACGACACTACGTCTATGATGTCCATTGTTTCTATCCCCACTGGTCAGCCATGGCATTAGCTATGCCTTGGAATGTTCTCGAACGGTCAACAGAATTGCGTGGTGTCTGATACCAGCCTTTGGTATAGCGCCTGCCGTTGGGTGTCGTGATATAGCTAATGTCCACCACCTCGGTAGGCCTCAGCTTGGGCAGGTTCTTTAGCCATAGGCATGTGCGTTTGCTGTAGTCGTGGCCGTGATGATATGGCTGGATGGTTTGAGTGTAAGGTGGTAGGTTGGCAGCCCTTGATGGCACGGGGTTCTCTACACAGATTTTTGGTATGTCAGCGTTCAGCAGAGACATGAATAGGCTGGTATCTATCTTCCGACCCTCTCGCTTGTTCCAGATTGACCTAGTTCTGGCGATGTAGGTGCAAACAGGGTGTGCGATCATCATGTCCCAGCCCCTGTCCAGATGCTTTAGAACGTCATCCTGAATGTGGTGAGTGCTTGATCGCTCCGTCTGTAGCAGATCGCACGACCACGCATCGTGACCCTTGGCCCTGAATGCATCGCGGATGATGCCTGACATTTCGCATGCTATTAAAATCTTCATTGGGTTTTCCTCTTGTTTCTTAGCACCAAGCGAGCGGCATACAGACGTGCCTCTTCCTCCTCTGTGTTAAGCCATGGGTGCATCGACAAAGCCTTCACCATGTTGGCTATGGCCCACGTAGGCTGGCGCCCTACTATCTTCTCAGCTTCTGCTAGTGTCATCGGGTTCATCCTTCTGCCTGCTGTGTTGGTTGTGCCTTGGGCAGATCCTCAAATGTAAGGAACCACTCCCGCCACGCCTGAGCCTTAGCCTTAGCGTTGAATGTGAACGTCCCAAGCTTTGCGTGGTCAGTCGTATCGTAGCAGGTGACAGCATATAACTTCTGGCCCTTGATCTTAGTTGCTTGGGTAGCATAGACGGTCTTATGTACTGTGTTTGACATGATCTGTATCCTTTAGGGTTTAGGGTTAGGGTAGTCTATACAACGTCCACAGGTACGCGCCATGGGCGTTGCGAAGGCTGTCCTATCTCACCACACGCCTAGTGCCTCACAGCGCCTCCCCCATGCGCCGTTTCCGCGCTTCGCGGCGTCTCTCAAAATCTTTACTCATTTCCAGCCTTTCTCGATGCTCATCTACCATAGAATAAATCGTGTTTTCTGGCACGTTTGCCATGTCGATTACATTGTCGTCAGGGTCACACAATTCTACATCGACCCAGCGGATGCCGGTCACTGCAAATTTGGGTTCACCTGCATCAGATACAGCCGCGACTACTAAATCCAGATTGTCCGGCAGGCCGTGATTTTCGTTCCAGCGCTTGCAATATTCGATCTCAGGGCGCGTTATGGTGAAAATTTGCATCTGTTTGTTCCCTTTTTGGTTTCTGTTGGGGTTCTAGGGTAGTCTATACAACGTCCACAGTTCGAACTATGGGCGTTGCGAAGGCTATCCTTGGTTTATGTTTAAAGGATTACGCAATCAACATGATAGGCACTGACTGCATCACCAGTGTCCAAACGTCGATTGGCCTGGTTGCCTGCGACATATTCGCTCCACGTGTCCCACCACCATTCGGCACCTTGCGCTTGGCATAGCTCAACATATGCAAACACCTTGGCGCGTTGCTTATCCTTTGACAGCTTGGGGGATACCTTAACGGCGCTTGGTTTCATGCCTAAGCGTTTAAGATTGTGACTGTCGATGCAAGCAGTGTTGAAACCCATGCATTGCAGAACAAAGCTAGCCTTTACCATGCCTAAATTTGGCACCTGCATAAGCAGCAAGGTAGCATCGGCGATGACTTCGGGATTGCTCGGACCCTTCTCTTTCAAGTGATGCAGCTTAAGCCATAGCCAGTCAGCATGTGTTTGGATATAGGCTAAGCCTTCTGCCTTTTTGCCCCACAGGAAACGCGAAGATAAGCCTGTCTCTGCTATGTCCAAGCGTTGTGTCTTGACCGTGGATAGTCCCGCTTGGATTGTGCATAGGACGAATTCCACAACGTCAATTAATCCCTCGGGTGACTTGGCCGCATGATCTGATATGAGTGCTACGTCGCGTTTATACATTGCCTGGTTTCCTTTGTTGCGTTGTTGTGATTACCAACATTCTAGGCGGTAGGAAACGGCCCCGCTGGGTGATCCGTATTTGATTAGCAGGTTCTCGGCTTCAAGCTTAGCCTCTTCCAACGTCCGGGCCGACAAAGTTTCGCGGCAATAATCTAAGCCCGAACCTGTTAAAAATATCGCTTGGTAAGCTGCGTGCAGTGGCGCTTCGGTTTCTAACATTCTCTCTCTCTCTTGTTTGTTTGTTGAATGAGTGGCTAGCCTACTTCGAAAACGTGCCCAGACCCCCACGCAGTTTTTACATAGCAGCCATGCAGTTTTTGCATAGCTCGAGACCAGCTGGCCGTGCCTGTCTCGCATGTGTATTATATAGCAAGGACAAAATGAGAACAAATCGCAAGTCAGGGTCGCCATAGGATATCCAGCGTTAGAAAAGGCAAGGCCGCTGCAGGGCGCTTAAAACCGCTTTAAATTGCTGTGGTAATCTAGTACCGCCACAGTGCTGCAAATTTGCCACAGGTGTTGCATAAATGTCACAAGTGTTACATTGTAACAATCCGTTGGCGATTACATAGCAGGCTAATGGTTAATGCCCTAACAGTAAGTAAGACTACAGTAAGGTACGCAACAATAAGCCATGCAACAATTAAGGGGCTAACTAATTTCCGTTGTGCGATGCAACATACTAGGCAGTATCCGTTGTGCAGTGCAACATACCAGGCAGTATCCGTTGTGCAGCTCAACATACCAGGTAGTATCTGTGTTGCAGTGCAGCATATTCTTGGGCCTGGCCCGGGGGTACGCGGGGTAGCCTCTTATATGTACAATGCACCAAAACATTTTCTAATAATTTTCCAGGTCATGCAAAAAGCCCTAGGAAGCTCCTGTACGTCCAAGGCTTGTTTCTAGGCTACGAACCCAGCAGATAACAAGACAAGGACACCAAAGGAGGCTCCTAGAGCTTTACAGCAGATATTTGACATATGAAGCTACCCTAGAAAAGCGGAACCTTCCTAAGGATATACTTAGTACTATCCTATGTACTATAATCCTTTATATATTTCCTTTATAGATTTATCTAGTACAGTACTAAGTACTATCCTTAGTACGTCCTAAGTATAATACTAGGGTATCATACATACCAATCTTTGTCAATATAAAAATAATAATATATTTTGCACTTTCCCTATTGACACCAATATAAGAGTACTGTATAATGTCTACCAATTGATTCATTCATATATGTATATCCTTAGTCCTAGTTCATAGGACATACTAAGGATATCCTAAGGAACCCTAAATGGCTTTGTTTGAAAGAGAAGCATTTATTAACTCAGTTGGTCATACAAGAATTAAATCACTATTCCTTGAGTTAAGTTATGATAACAATAAGTTCCAACTATTTACATTAAAAGATAAAGATATTGTCAACTCCGAAGGTAAGCCCCTTCTTAGTATTAAGAAATTATATTTAGATCATGTGTCAAATGACCCAACTGAGTATACCTTTGCTATGGCTGTCTTCGGTACTTGGGATATTTGGGATACAATCAGAACTAACCCATCTCTCCGTAGATACTACAGTAAGTGGAGAGAGGAAGTTGATGTAAGGATTAAGTCAGAAGCAATCAGAAGCATAGCTGAGGAAATGAGAGAAGGTGGTAGGTCATCCTTTACAGCAGCCAAACTACTTCTAGAAAGAGGTTGGATTGAAAAGGTTAGTCCTCATGATCGTAAGTCCGAAAGACAAAAGCAAAAAGAAACTACCTTAGATCGTCAAGCTATGCAGATGCTCTCCAAAGACGCAGAACGGTTAGGTCTAAAAGTTAACTAGGGTAGACTCAGTAGGAAGTACTCAACACTGAAAGTACTCAGTAGGAAATAGGGAATACTAAATGGCTAAGAAACCTACCGTCTCGACTATTAGCTCAGGGTATGCTTCAAATACTCAGCTTAATGCTAACTTTGAAGCACTAAGAGATTCCTTTGATAACACTTTGTCTCTTGACGGTAGTAGCCCTAACGCTATGGGTTCTGACTTAGACCTAAATAATAACGACCTAATCAACGCAGGTACGATAGCTACTAATGCTCTAAGTGTAGGTGGTACTTACCTAACAGCAGATTCAGCTACAGTTACAGGCGCTTCTCTTCACTCAGATAACTTCACAGGTAATGGGTCCACTACAGCTTTTACTCTTACCTATAAACCATTCATTGAAAACAACACACAAGTCTATATTAACGGTGTTTATCAAAACAAAGAAACTTATTCTATTTCAGAAAAAGTACTTACCTTTTCACAGGCACCTGTAGCAACTACATCCATTGAAGTTGTTGTAGCTAGGTCTTTAACCTTTAGTGCTACCGAGTCATCTAACGTAAGTCATATCCATTCAGGTACAGGCGCAGTAGGTCGTACCGCCAGCGCCAAACTTCAAGATGTCCTAACAGTAGCTGATTTCGATACTTCAAGTAACTTTGTAGTTTCAGCCTTAAATAATATAGCATTCATTGAATCAGATGTTACAGTCTCAGTAGCTGCGTCAGGTGGTAACGTAACCACTCTTCAAGCTGCCTTAACAGGTATTGCTAATTGGATGATTGCATCTGATGCCCTGGTTACAATCCAAATCGCAGCTGGTGTTTTTACCTGTAGTTCTATATCCTTTGACCACCCCTACGGAAGCAGGATTATAGTCCAAGGAGCAAGCCTATCCACAGTAACAGCTCCTAACGGTGTAAGTGTTACATCTAACGGAGCTAGAGACCACGATGTAGTTTGGACATCCACTGGTCATGGACTAACTACAAGCGACTATGTAGTCATTAAAGATATTCCAGTAGCTGGCACCAACGAAGTCTTTGAAGGAATTTTTAAAGTTACAGCAGTTGGTAGCACAAATACTTTCACAGTTAAAAACACAGCTAAAAATACATCTATTTCTTTTACAGGTTCAATTGGAACTGGTGTATCAATTCAAAAGTACGGTACAGTTTTGTCTTTCCCTAGCTTAGGTACTGGCAATGGTATCACAGTTTACGGCTACGGACCTGAGTGGGAGAACTTAGCCTTTGTAGGTGATGGCTCAGGTGACAGTGTAGGCATGATGCTTTGGTACGGAGCTTATACCCGTATTGAAGCTGGGGCGTTCTACAACTGGTCAAGCCACGGTCTATACGGTATCTATGACGGAACAGTTGATGCTCAGTTTGTTGTTTGCTCTAACTGCGGTGAACACGGAATCTATGCCTTAAACAACTCAACCTTTCAATTTGCAAGTGCGATCTCAACAGGTAATAATGGAAGCGGTGCAGTTAACGCAGGCAGTCATGTAGCTGCGTCAAGCTTTCTAACGGCTGGTAATACCTCAAGCGGTTACTTCGGAGGTGACGGAAGCACAGGTGTTGTTCAGAACATTGTTTCTGTTCAGAATGGCCTCTACGGTGTATCTTTAGAGGAAGCTAGTCACGTTGATGTAAAAGGTGCAAGTACGCTCATTAAAAATAACCTCGGTAACAGAGGTGTAAGTGTAAGTGAGAGATCATTTGCTGATATAACTGGCGCTACTATCAGTGGTCATACATACGACCTTTACGGAGAAAAACTTGGCTACATAGCCAGTAACGGTTCTGAAGGGTCAACAGAAGGTTTTGTAACAGGTGCTGGGCAAAATGGTGGCTCAAGTGATATAACCTTAACGGGTCAACTAAGTATTGACGGCAATGCAGCTATGGACTACTTTGATGTAGCCACTAAAGCTCACGACTTAGGAAGCATTGCAGCGGGTGCCCAAGCTAGTACAACACTAACAATGACAGGCTCTACTACTACTAACACGGGTTTCTTTGTAAACTGTAACTCACCTGTAGCAGGTCTTATCTACACAGCTACTTGCTCAACAACTAACACAGTTACGATCACAGCTTCAAACATTACAACTGGTGCTATCTCAGCTTTAGCTAGAACGTACACAGTTGCAGCAGTAGGAGTTTAGAATGGAAAAAACCCTCGGACCTGTTAGAGAATCTTTTTCAGAAAGTTTTAATCAGACTTTCTATTACCAAGCAGTAGGTAATGGTAAAGTTAAAATTTGGTTGTCTGATAGTGTGATTACTGAATCAGAAAATCTAACCAATGTCCAAGACAACTACTCGGAACACGGCATTCCTTCCGCATTGTTGTGGCAAGACGACAATTTAATTCAATAAACTTAATCTAGAAGGAAAAGTTAATGTCAGGTGTTTTCAGAACAAAAGTACTCTCTGAGCTTATTGAAGATAGCTTAGAGAATAAAAACTTTACAGGGACTATGGACGCTCAAGTTAGACATCCATCAGGGGCAACTAACCTTGGGTTTGGTCTTAATACCCTAGAAGATGCAGAAGCAGGAGCAACGAACAACACAGCTTTTGGTGTTCAAGCCCTTCAAGAACTAACCACAGGTGACCGAAATACAGCTTTTGGTTATGGAAGTCTTGAAGATAATACCACAGGGGCTAACTCAACCGCTGTGGGGTATGATGCTCTTGTCCTCAACAACGGAGGGCAAAACCAAGCCTTTGGCGCGTTTACTTTAGACGCCAACACGTCTGGGCTTTACAACTGTGCTTATGGCTATGCAGCCCTAGGAGCGAACGTCTCAGGCAACTACAACGTCGCGGTCGGTGGGCGTAGTGTTCTATCAGCTTGCGTTTCAGGTCTTGGTAATGTGGCAGTCAGCGGATACGGTGCCCTAGCTGCTCTAGATGATGGCGATTATAACGTTGCGCTTGGCTATTTTGCAGGCAATGACATCGAAGGCGGTTCTGATAATGTGTGTATTGGCCGTTTCGCTGGCGGCGTTATTGTTGACTCTGATTCAAATACCTGCATCGGAAACCTCAGTGGTGACGACATTAGCTCAGGGGCAACGAATACAACCTTGGGGTACAACGCAGGTGTAGGTCTTACGACAGGAGATTTCAATACCCTGATTGGTAGGTCTGCTGCTCCTTCAGCTGCTGGAGTAGATAACGAAATTACCTTGGGTGACGCTAACGTAGCAACTCTCCGTTGTCAGCAAACGAGCATTTCTGCACTTTCGGATGCCAGGGACAAAGACGAAATCCAAGACCTAAGCCTTGGGCTAGACTATATCCAACAGGTCCGGCCAGTTGAGTTCGTCTGGCAGATGCGTGATGGTGCTGTCACAGACAAGAAAGACTTTGGCTTCATTGCTCAGGAGATGATGGCTGTTGAAGATGCTAACGATGCTGAGTGGGTTAGCAGTGTTCTGCGTAACAACCCCGAGCGTCTTGAGGTGGCACCTGCACAGCTTCTTCCTATCGCTGTCAAAGCTATCCAAGAATTGTCGGCACAGCTTGATGAACTTAAAGCTGAAGTAGCAGCGTTGAAAGGTTAAGTAACATGAGTGAAATTACATCTGAAGAAATTGCCGTCAACTACGCCGCTATGGTCACCGTCGCCAACCGCATCAATAAGATCGCAGCAGGTACTGGTATGGCTGACAGTACGGCAGAGGAAAAGCAGGAGTCCGTTGATACCTGTGTCCGTCACTTGCAGTTGATGGTAGGTAAAAGCTATTGGACTACTGAAGACATGGAACCCATCAACGCAGCTATTGCTTCTGGCCTTGCGTACTAAATAAGGAAAACTGACAATGGCTTTTACACTTTTATCTGAAGCTCTGACTAATGGGCAAACTACCTCTTCTGACGTATTTGTTGAGAAAGGAAGTTTTAATCTGGGTATCTCAGGTACGTTCACAGGAACAGTTACAATTCAAAGAAGCTCAGACAAAAGCACTTGGGCTACAGTAGATACCTTTACAGCACCTACTGAAGAAGTTGGTAACGAAAGTGAAGACATTCACTACAGGGCTTCTTACTCAGGTTCAGGTACAGCTACAGTCCGGTTTGGACAAGACCGTAATTAAGCTGTTTAATGTGACGGAGCAAAAGGATGCTAAGTCATGGAAGGCGCTATTGATGTACGGCTGATTGTTACCTTAGGAGGGATACTCTTCAGTGTTGCAGGTGCAGCAGCCGTAGGTAAAATGCAGATTAAGGCTATCTTAGAAACTTTAACTGACTTAGAGAAACGACTCAGAAGCCTAGACAAACGCTTAGATACTATGGAGACTAAGGTAGAAACTCAACACCAAAGACTATCTATTATTTCAAGTATGATGGACCCTAGTACAATGGAACGTCGTCACAGAGAAATGGCTACAATACAAGCTGACATAGCTAGTCTTAAGTCTCATGTAGACAAACTTAGTCACATGCACAATGGCAGACATCCTGAAATTAAGAGTTAAAACAAGGGGTTACACAGGTGGAATTAGGTCTAATATCAAAGCTGTTGCTGTTATTGGTTGTTACTCTGCCTGATGGTTCACACGAAACAAAGTTATCTGAAGTCACTGAGTGTCCCTCCTACGAAGTAGTACAGCAGATTATGAACCACAGGCTTGAGATAAAAGAAATAACTTCTTGGTACGCTGGTTGCTCTTCGTACCCTTTCCTTGAGCTTAAGAAACAACCAGTTTAAAGAGTACTATGCAGCCTAAAAAACCATCATTAGATGACGTAAGACTAGCGGCTGAAGCTGACCTTTCAGTATTTATTAAGTTGGTTGCACCTGAGCAAATGCTAGGTATTTGTCACGAAGATGTAATTAACTGGTGGACTAGGCAAGACAGTAAGTCACATCAGCTTCTACTCTTTCCCCGTGACCACGGTAAGTCTAGGTTGGTTGCATTCAGAGCAGCTTGGGAACTAACTAAAGACCCAACACTTAGGATTCTATACATTTCAGCTACAGCAAACCTAGCTGAGAAACAGTTGTCGTTCATTAAGGGTATCCTTACATCTGACACCTATCAGAGATACTGGCCTGAACATGTCCACAAAGAAGAAGGTAAGCGCACCCGTTGGACGACATCTGAGATTTGTCTAGACCACCCACTAAGGAAAGAAGAGAACATCCGTGATCCTTCCGCATTTACAGAGTGGCCAAACTAAAAGCTTA